ATGACATAACAACAGAATTTTATAAGTGGGATTCAATTTAGCAGCAAGCATTGAATCCCACTTATAAAATTCTGTTGTTATGTCATCTTGAGGAGTCGGGGGTGCATTGTCTGAACCACCAGATGTTGTCGTTGTAAACGGTGAACTCTTACCTATGAAAAGGTAGTATGTAGATTTAGCTGCTTCAGAGAACGATTCTTGGAATTGTTCTGCATTGTGCAATCTAAATTTTTCTGTAATAATTGCTGCCATGTTATTTTTCCATTTTCCTTATAATCTTATTTAGTTAGTATTTCACAATGACTATACCAGAACCACCAGTGCCACCTCTTGAAGCTTGCCCACCAGTGTAACCAACTCCGCCACCACCGCCACCACGGTTTGCAGTTCCGTTTGCGTTTGAATTGACTGTTGAACCTTGTTGTCCAAAACCTTGTCCGCCACCGCCGTTTCCACCTTGTCCAACAGCAGTTCCAGTTGGATTAGTTGCATGCCTTCCACCAGCACCACCGCCAGCGTAATAAACTTGTGAACCAGAGATAGCGTATTGTTTACCTACACCGCCATTTCCAGCAGGGCCAGTTTGTCCATTTGAATTTGCACCAGCACCACCAGCGCCACCGCCACCAGCACCATAATAATCTGGTGCGAATGGGTCAGATTGTCCACAATAACCACCACTGTTTCCAAAACCATATTGTCCAGATTCGCCTGGCTGTTGTGATTGAATTCCAGCATGAATCTTGTCAGAAGTTTTTGAAGTGCCTGCAGCGAAAGCTGTTTGGTCAGTAGAAGCTGGAGCGCCTCCTCCAGAACCACCATCAGTATGAGTATGTCCTTGTTGTGATGGAGCGTATGAACCACCTCTACCACCACCTCTTGCAGTGAGTGTTCCGAATACAGAATCTTGTCCTATCTTTGCAGCATTTGTGCTTTCTTGTCCTCTTTGTGGAAAGTCTCTAACATTGTCTTGAAGTTGGGCATACCCACCATTGTTGTATGCACCACCGCCACCAGCACCAACGGTATAAGAAACCGAACCGCCTGGAGTTACAGGGAAAGCAGGTCTGTAGATAAGTCCACCAGCACCAGCACCACTCGCAACCCAACAACCACCACCGCCGCCGCCTGCGACAACGAGAACATCAAGAAGAGAAACACCAGAAGGAACACTAAATGTTCCAGAACCAGTTGATGTGTAAGATGTAATTACTGGTGCAGCGATTGTTAATGAGTATGCCGTTCCAGCAGTTGGAGCGTAAGATGAATCTGATGCGTCAGCACCGACATATGTAATTGTAAAGTTTGAAGTTGTATCACTTCCAACAGCAGATGGAGTTCCAGTAACAGCACCAGTTGAAGTATTTAAAGAAAGTCCAGAAGGTAATGAACCTGCTGATACAGAATATGTAAATGATACATCTGATTCAGATGATGAATCAGTTACACCTAGATTATAAGATAGAGCAGCTATTTGACTATCAAAAACTGTTCCTAAAGAACCAGCAGCAGTATTAAGTGAAATTGTTCCAGCAAGAGTTAGAGCATCAGCTGAAGTAACCGATAATCCAGATGTGTTTGTTATTTTAACATCCCAAGGGTCTGCTTCGTCAGCAGAAATAGAAGAACTAATAGCAAATGTAACTGATGAACTTGAAACTCTTGTAACTGAGTCTGGTGTATATGTTGTTCCATCAGATGCTATAAGTGTAACATTGACACCTGTTTGAAAATTAGAACCAGCAACAGTAATTGTTGCTCCAGTTGCAGCAAAAGTTGTAGGACTGACAGAAGTAATTGTTGGTGGAGAGTCAATTGCTTTCCACAATGATCCATCATAATATTCCATAAGTGCCAGAGTTGAATTAAATCGAATATCACCACCTTGTGCATTCGCTCTTTGTGCAGTTGTACCGACAGGCATCTTTGTCGCTTCAGTTCCAGAGAACTCTGGATTAGTAGTTACCTCATCCTTTAGTCCGTCATTTCCAATTTTATCAATTGCCATAGTTCTTTATCCTTTAATGTAATGCAACCCAAGCACTACCAGCGTATGCTTCGATTTTACTTGTGGTACTATTGTATACTATCATTCCAACAGCAGCAGTCAACGCATTACGTTGAGTTGTTGTTACTGTGTTTAATTTCATTGCATTACCAGTACCAGTAACGGTAATAGATGTTCCACTAATTGCTGTACCTGTAATTGCAGCTGGTGTGTTAGCACCAATCACTGCACCATCAATAGCACCACCGTCAATGTCTGGGGTGTTGATGTCTGGTGATGTTAAAGTCTTATTAGTAAGTGTATCAGCAGATACCAAACTTACCAATGTAGAACTTGCACCAGCAGGAAGTAACATTGTATTCGTTACATTTGCACTATGTGGTTGTGGTTTGATTGTTTGCCCATGCGAGTTTGCATGACAGTTAAGTTTAATCTGTCCTTCAACTGATGAACCGTCACCCTTAACTTCTACAATCTGTGTTGCAGAGTTTAATGAAAGATTACCAGATGCAGTTGTCACATCTCCACCAACGATAGGTGAAGTTAATGTTTTGTTTGTGAATGTTGTAGTACTTGCCGCAGTAACCAAAGATGCAGAATCACTCAAGTCTGTACTTGCGATTGTAATGTTTGCACTACCATTAAATGATACTCCAGCAATAGTTCTTGCAGTTGCAAGGGTAGTTGCTGTATCAGCGTTACCTGTAACATTACCAGTAATATTTCCTGTGAATGTTCCAGCGATAGCACCTGTACCTGTGATGGTAGGACTTGTTAATGTTTTGTTTGTAAGTGTCTGAGTCGCAGTGAGGAGAGTAACAGTATCAGCAGTAAGAGCAGAACCGTTACCAAGTTTGGTATAGAGTTCTACAAAGTTGTCATTGATTTTGTCACCACCAGTGCGTAAAGAATCACCAGTACCGTCATTGGCGGTAGTACCTAATCCTAATGCTTGATATGCCATGTTAGTTTTCCTTTAATTTCTTTCTATTATTTATAAGACTTTTTCAGTTATGCTGTATCAAAAGTTCTTACATTATCATCAAATTCCACGTTGCTGGAACTGAACCTCGTACCACCAGATGTAACAATTATTTCACTAGGGGGTGGTACATTTACCCTTGTGGTGAACGCACTATCTGGTATCACATATTTATCCACCTCATCAAAAGAGGCAGTAGTAGAATCCATTGTGGTATTACCATCAAATTCATTTCCATTAATACCTTTTATTGATACTTGGTCGATTCTATATGTACCCCATTGGTCAATAGTATATAAATCACGAGTCTCATTTGTAGACTGTGTTACACTTCTACTTAAGCCTGGATAGTGTGCAAGTTCAGATGCACTATCAATTGGGGGAACTGCAAATGCATACTTAGGAAGATTTGCTAGCATATTACCAGTTGCATGAGAACCACGATTTGTTCTTAAAACAACGGTAACATCTCTATGTAATGTAACATCTCTCTGTCCACTTATCAAGTCTGAAGGTTCTGGAACACCAACACCAGCATTGACTCTTGCAGTTGAATCATCTATAGTACCCAAACGTCTACCGAATACTGTTGTAAATAGATTAGTAAATGTAGATGCAAGTTCTGGTGAGTATGTATCATCACCAATGTAATCTCCAACAGAACCAGCTGTTGGGTTTTGAATAGTTGCAGATATAAGAGTAGAGAATGAAACCTCACCAAAGACATTCCAACCAGCTGGGTGTACAGAACGTCTTACCGATTCTCTCCACTCATTAATTGATTGTCCAATACGAACAACATAAGAATAGTCTTGGTAGTAATTAGAATCTTGAACTTTCATTTCAGATTCAGATACTTTACCTTGGTCGTTTACAAAGTTACCAACCGTCTGTCCAACTGTTCCAATCCTAGAAGTTGCTTCTGAATGTGTAGACTGAAAGACTGTTGCAGTTGCACCAGTAATAGATGTGATAACATCTCCTCTATTAAAGTCAACACTTGTTTCAATTTCTAGAATATGAGTTGATGGTTGAAATCCTACAACTGTACCAGAGTGACTTACCAGTGTATCACCAGCAGTAAAATTACCAGAAACATTTTCTACTAGAATATTTCTATTTAAAACAAAGGTTGGTGCAGATGAATAATCCAAACCAAAGTTTGTAATAGATATTCCTTCTACATGTCCAACCATTGGAGTCTGGGTTGATGCAGCAAATAAACTTGAACCGCTACCAGATGTGGTTGCACTATCAGATACTAAAGGTAGTTGTATAAAACCGTTACCTTTATTAATCATTTCAATTTTAGTTATTTCACCTGCTTCAGATGCAACACTTAAATCTGTGAATGTTTGTGTTTCAATAACAATCTGTCCACCATCTTCCATTACGAGATGGTCTAATTCACCAACTGTTTCTTCTTGGTTTAAATAGAATCTATCTTCTGTAACAATTAAGTCACCATCTTCAGATATAAAGTGGTCTGGTGCAGTTGCTTGTTCTAGATTAAATCCACCACCGACTACAGCAATCTTTGCACGAATGTCTTTACCTTCAGTATTATCAACATTGAATACTAGTTCTTCACCAGCAGTGTAATCTGTACCACCACTCTCAATTAATATTTCGTCAATAGAACCAGCGCCTGCTGATTCAACACGAGCTGTTGCAGCGTTATTTCCATCACCACCACTAACAGTTACAGGGTCAGCAGTATTATAATATGCACCCCCTGTAGATACTACACCCTCAACAACAATACTTTTTATCTCACCAGATATTTCTAAGTCAAGAGTTGTATCAATAGTAGTACCAACTTCACCTGCTTGGAATGTACCAACAACAGAGTTTGCATCAAGATTCAATTCAGCAATTTGAACCGCACCTTCTCTAAATTTAATAACTGTTGCAATGATTGCTGTTGCACCAGATGTACCACCAGTGATAGTCTCACCAACTGCATTATTAAAATCAGATGTTCCTGTTTCTACAATACGAATAACTTTATCTGTAGTCCACCTACCATCAGATGGACGAAGTAGATTATCTCTGGGATAAGTAATAGTTGCTTCCTCATCAAAGAGAATACGGAAGAATAGTTTATGACCTTTTTCTGTACCCTTTGCAGCGTACATGTCTTTAATATTTTTAATTAACTTTCTTTTTGATAAACCATCTGCAACGGTATTAGGCATTGCCTCCATAAAGGAGTCTCTAAATTTATCAAGGAAAGAATATACTGTATTGTCAACATCTGCATATTCTAAAAGTTGTTGAATGTTCTGTACAGGGTTTGCACGATAAGATGATACTGTAGACGTTGCTCCACTAGTAGAACCTGTAACCGTTTCTCCTGTTTCAAATAATTGTTGGGATGTTATGAATAGTCTGTTGTTTGTATCGAAGTCATCCACAAGAACCCTTGCGGTTGCTTTGCTTGTTGCACCGACAATAGTTTCACCAGCAGTAAACTTTCCAGCAGATTCTTCAAGTACAATCTTTTCCCCTGTCTCATCCAAGACAAAGTTTTTTGTAAGAGTTTCCTCAATGACATAATCATTAGAACCAGTGAGAGTTAATTCACCAGCTTCAAGAAACTCATAATAGTATTTTAGAAATAAAGAAAAGAGGGCGTGGTCTTCCCGAACAAAGTCTGGAAGTTGTGACTCTAAGTGAGGTGATACCTTATTCTTTAATGTAGGATGATTCCCCGACATTTATTAAACCTTAATATGAAGAAGTAGTAGAGTATCCAGTTCCAGCAGATGAACCACCAGACTCAATAGTATCTACTTCAGCAGTTACCGTTGTATTTGTAAAATCTATTTCCAATAGTTGATTTCTTACAGGGACAATATCATTTGATTTTGGTTGAGTTACAAGTTGCACTGTTCCATTTGAATTTGAAGTTCCAGTAATAGTCAATGATGGTATAGTAATTAATCCACTTGCATAGTCAATAGTTCCTGCTGTGGAACTAACATATGTTCTTGTAGTACCACCCACTACATAATAAGTTCTAATATTCCCAGCACCATCATCGTCAAGGAATAATGTATTTGAATTACCAGCAATAGTAAAACCAGTAGACTGTACAATACCACCCATCGCAGAGTTGTGTCCACTGTGAGGATTGTATAGTGCATTAGAAAAATCTAATATGTATTGTGATGGTGTATTAAGAACAGGAGTGATTGTTTTTTCAAATTTCAATGTTGTGATATTTGAAAGAATAGATGAATCTGCATTATCAATTAAACGTGATAGTTTTGAGAATCTAAAGATGCCATCGAACTGTTCTAAGTCAGTTGTGTTATAATTTGTTATTACATTTGTTACATCAGTTTCGATTGTTGTTGCAGTCTTTGTAGTTGACTTGGTATCAAACTTAATAGCTGTATTCAAACGTATCTTTGTTGTTTCTGGGTCAACAATAGTTGGACGAACAGATGCAATATTATAACCATCCAATAGTTTAACAATACTATCTTTTTGTCCTTGTGTTAAGTTCACACCAGAGTTTGTTTTAATTGCAAGATATACTTGTCCATATCTTGGTGGGTTATTATCTTCACCCCCCCACACTTGAATTGCTTTTGTGTCAGCATATACTTGTGGTACAATTGTTTTGTAATCTTGAGTTGTTACTGCTCTACCTTGTGACGAATAATCCAAAGGAGCATTATATTTAATTGATTGAATAGTTTCTGGTTCTGCACCACCAGATGCAGATACAAGAGTTGCAACTGTAACATCAGATTCACCAGCAACACTAGTACCACTGAATACACTTGCACCATTT